AGGTTCCATGGCTTTTTTTTATGGCGAAAATACTCTCAGATGTTAGAACAGTTGTCCGATCATATTTAGATGAGGCTAGTGCCGCGGACTGGACTGATTCTGAACTCAACAAACTCATAAATCACCGATATCACCGGGTATATACAGCTGTTATTGCTGTTTATGAAGACTACTATATTACTACGGATTTATTTAATACAACTGCAAGTCGGGAAGAATATACTACGGCTGATGGGGTTGCCTCTGATATTTACAAGATAAGAAGAATTGAAGTAAATTATGATGTATCTGCTTCAACATCTACTCCTACTCGCTTATTCCCAGTTCAGAATATGGATGCAATAAGACGAGATTTAGGATATCAAAATGCAGGAATTGGGCTTCGTGTTTCTTCGGGCGGAAATTACTATACATTTGGATTTGGTTCGAACATCACCATTGGTATTATCCCAGTTCCAGACAAAACAGGAACTAATGCTGGAAAAATTTGGTATATTCAACAGCTTGCTGATCTTTCCTTAGATGCTGATACAGTAAATATTCCCTATGCAGATCGTTATTACCACATGATTGCACAAGGAGCGACTGGAGATGCACTTCGTTTCGGACAACAAGATTCCCCAGAAGCTGATAAACTTGACGCAAAATTTGAACGAGATCTGACTACTCTACAGGAGGAACTTGAAGATCGTATTGCAGAAGAAACAAAAACGGTCATGGATATTTCAGGGGACTTTTTAGATATGGGGTAGATATTAAAAATGAACAGATTAACAATAATAAAAGATGACACATTTATTGGATATAACGACAGAATTGCCCCTGAATATTTAAGTAAGGGGTATTTGGCAGATGCATTGAATTGTTTTATACGAACAGGAGAGATTGTAAAGAGAAATGGCTATACGATAATAGCTGATGATTTGGGAAGCGTATTTTGCCAGGGGCTCAAAGGTGTAGAGTTTGCCAACGGAACCAAAGAACTTTTAGCAGTTTTCAATGGTGGCATCTACAAATGGACGGGATCAGGAAACTGGTCATCCCTTGGTGGCACTTTATCAACTAGCGCACAGGTAGATATTGTTGTTGCAAACAATAACGTGTATTTTTTTGACGGAACAAATACTGTCCCTAAGTATAATGGGACAGCCGTATCAACAGTTGCTGCAATTCCAATCGGATTATATGCTCGATGGTTTCATAATCAATTGCATGTTGCAGGAATTAGTGGGACACCTAATACACTGAAAAGTTCAGATATTGGGGACCCTGAAATATTTACTGGAGGAAATTCATCAACCATTGCGGTCAATGCAAATGATGGTGATATGATCACGGGGCTACACGAGTTTAAAGATGAGCTAGTGGTATTCAAACGAAAAAGGATTTGGTCGATGACAGGGTTTGGAACAACGGCTCTTACTTTGACCGATCTTAATGAAAGGATAACAGATTTTGGAACGTTGTCACATCGCTCTATCGTAAACATTGGAAATGACTTATTATACATAGGGTTTTTGGGAGATAAGCCAACAATACGAAGTTTGCAGCGAACTAGATTTGGAACACTTGTTGACGGTGGAGTTATAAGTTTTGATATTGAAACAACAATGAATGGACTCAATAAAGCACAACTCACCAAAGTTGCAGGAATATTTGATGGACGTTTTGCTTGGTTTGCATGTCCAAATGGTGCATCAACAACAAACAGTATTGCATTGACCTATGACACCATAGGGATACCAACAACATCTGGTACAAGACGTGGATGGACTAGACATGTTGGAATTAATGCATCAGTATTTGAATCTTTTGCAATTTCAGCAACTCCACAATTATATTTTGGAGAAGCAGGGAGCGACAGTAAGGTATATGTGTTTGACACATCAACATCTGATAATGGTACTGCAATAAATTTCAGTATCACTACCAGGCGTTACGGAGCAGATGCAGCAGCGTATCGCAAGAAACATAAATGGTTGTATATATTTGCAAAAGAGACTGGAAATTACAATGTCACCATTGATAAAGCATCTGATGGATTTACGTTTGATAATTTGGGGACATTAAATTTGGCTGGATCTGGCTCAATTTTCGATTCAATTGTTCTTGATACATCACGGCTTGGTACAACCGATGTTCATCCAAAACGATTTACGATTGCAAAAGATAAATCAAGATATATACAGTTTAAAATGTATGAGACATCAGCAACATCGGCAGTTACGATTAGAAATTGGGAGCTTTATCGTCAAGACAAGAAAGCACCTATACACGCATAAAATATGGCTATAATAGCAAGAATCACTACATGGATTTCCGGAGATACACTTACTGCTTCTGCTCTCAACGGAGAATTTAATAATATAGTCAATGACTATAATGGTGGTATAACAAATGCAAATATTTCTGGGTCTGCGGCAATTGCTGCAAGCAAACTTACTGGAGTTTCAACTCCATCAAGTTCAGACACGTTTACTAATAAAACAATTAGCGGAGCAAGCAACACGCTTACTGTTAGAGAAGCGGACCTTTCAATTTCCGATAATACTACCAAAGACGTTACTACGTCAGCTCATGGTTTTGTCCCGAAAGCTCCAAATAGTACCAGTCAATTTTTAAGAGGTGATGCTTCATGGGCAACCGTATCAAATTTATCATCAAAAATAATTACAGCCACAAGAGATATGACTGCGGCTACTGGAAGTGTGTCATATACTGGGGCTGGATTTGCCCCAACAGCAATAATTGGCATCGCTTGTCTTGCGGTGGCAGGGGCTCAATCTTCAATCGGGATATGTGATAGTTCTGCTGCGGAGGCAAATTTATCTTTTGCTGCTGTTAATGAACAAGGCTCCTCATTTTTTAAAATTTCTAGTGGTGCATCTGTTGAACAAATAGCAACAGTTACTACACTTGATGCGGATGGATTTACTTTGAGTTGGACAAAAGCTGGAAGTCCTACTGGAACTGCAAATTTAGCATTTATTTGTTTTAGATAAATATGGCAGGAACATGGTTTAATAGAGAACGAAATGAAGGAGAAGTTAATGGTCAGTATACTCGTGACTATAATGAGTATTTGCGAATGGGTGGTCCTTCACTTGATGGACCGGGAGCTGGAGGGAGTGGTGGGAGTAATTATCCAGCATTCAATTTTGATTGGACCAAAGCACGTCAAGATGCAATAACTCAACTTACTCCATATTATGAACAAAAGCTTTCTGATGCAAAAGGAGACGTAGAGCTTGCTAAAAGATATATAGAAGAGGATTACCAACGCGGAATCCGTTATTCACAAGAAAATGTTACTAAAGGAAATCAGTATGCAGATGAAGACTTAGCAGTACAACTCAAAGCTCTTGGCTTAGATGTAACAGATGAAACGAGAAATACGCTGGGAGCTCTTAATCAAAGAGGAGTTTTGATAGGAGAAATGGATCCAAACCAAACAAGTGCAAAGGCTCCTTATTCAAGTTATGCACAAGACTGGTTCCTTAATCCTATGAATGAACGACAGATAGCTCGAAAACAGGCAGTCGAGAGGGCAGTTACTCGACAAAAAGAACAATTAGGAATGACTGAAGGACGACAACAAGAGGGCGTAGGAGTAACAAAGACGCGTGGTCTTGAAGAACAAAATATTCAATATCCACGAACACAACAAGCGCTTGAGGAAGAGAAGAGACAACGAGCATTCAATGAAGTTACTCCATCAATTTACCAGCAGGAGTATACAAAGTATAAAGTTGCAAATTCTATACCTGGCTAAAATATTATGGATCCTAGAACAATACAAAATTTAATAACACAAAAAGCTCAAGAGCTTGGACAACGACAAGCACCTGCTCCTGCAAATATTGCAACGGACTCAGTAATTGGTGGATTACGTGGAAATCAAAATCAAAAAATTAATCAATTATTTGCACATGACACTCAGCTGGCACAAACACACTTCACTCCGCAGGCAGCTCCATCTGCTCCAGGAGAAACAGTTTCACAACCAACTGATCGGATTATTGATCCGATGATTGGGCTTCGAGCTGCGTCTACTCAACAAAGATCAACTGCGGCTGAGCTCGCTGATATCATTACCCAAATTGCACAGCGAAAAGATTTACTTGATGATCAATATGATAAAGAATACAAGGCATATCTTGCTGACATGAGTAAAAGAAAAGACGTTCTAAACACAATGGTTGATCAACTTAATGCGGCAATAAAGATGAAAGAATTGGAATCGAGTTCTTCTGGAACTTCTGATTTGTCTGCATTATTTAATGCTCTTCTTGGAGCTCAAGGGGGGATTGATGAGGGGATTGCAGATATGAGTGGGAATGCAATTGAGAGAAGTAAAGCGCTTCAAAAGATCGCAGAGCTTAAAGCTAAATATGGAGATTCGTTAATTACTAAAGAAGAGCCAGGAACCAATAAAATTTCACTCAGCAGAAAGCGTGGAGCTGATGAGCTAAGTACATTATCTAATCAGTTGGGAGCAGCAACGCTTGCTTCAAATCCAAAAATGGCATCTGAAGTAAAAGCAATGCTTGATATGTTTGCTCCTAAAAAACTTAGCGCAGAAGAACAAAAAAGAGAACTGGATAAACAAGACCTTATAACGATGACAAGTGCCCTAGGTAAGTTTATAGAAAAATGGAAGGGAACAAATGCTCTTGAAAGACTTAGTCCTGCAAATCCAAAAGGATTGGAAACTATGAGTCAGCTTAATATCATGACACAAAATGTTGCAAAAATAATTGAACGAAATAGATTGTCTGATAGTGATAGAACATTCTATCTCAATCAGATGCCATCATGGTGGATGTCTCCAGACCAAGCAAAAGCAAAACTACAAGGTGTCATTAACGGACTTAGCTCAAAAATTGGTGTTGATGTAAAAGAGATAGGATCAGATTTTGAAGATGGGAATGATTGGGAATCATATTAAATATGGATGATACAATACGGATCAGAAACAAAAAAACTGGGGAGACAAAAGTAATCAAGAGATCTGAGGCTAATCAATATGGAGTAACTCCCACTTCCCCTTCTGCAACCAAACCAGAAATGGGTGGGGTTAAAGGTACTATCCGGAATGGTTCTGAATTACTTAATATGTTCGGACTTGGAGCTGTTCCAGGTGCAGCAGCTTCTGCATATGAACTTCCTGGATTTGTTGGTCGTGGATTTAAACCTCGAAGCCTTGAGGAGGCAGCTACTGATAATCCATTTCTAACAAAACAAAAAGAGCACTCAATAGAAAAAGCACGGACAGACAATATGGCTCTTCCAAAAGAAATGCTTCAAGAAGGAGCTGGTCTTGCCTCATGGGCTATTCCACTAGGGAAAGGACCCATGCTTGCAAAGATGGGACTGAGTGCTACTGTAGGAGGACTCAATGAGGCTTCTCAAGAAAATGCAACTCCTGGTTCAATAGGAGGGAGCGCTGCTATTTCTTCTCTTTTTCCACCGGCTTTTGCTGTAGGTGGAAAGATTGCTAATAGGCTGGGAAAAATAGGTAAAGGATTTATTTCACAACTTTTTAAACCTACTGCTGGAGATATTAAAGATCTTTCCAAGTATCACAAGATTAAATTTGATGATGAAATAATCAAACGAGATCTTCCTAAGATTACTGGGAAATCGTTTGAGGAGCTCCAGAATTATTATGATGATGCAGTAAAAGCTTCTGCTGGACAAACAGACAAGATGCTTGAGGCAACTGGTAAAACCGTGGATGCACGTGAAGTACTAAGGCTTGCATTTGATGCCCAGAAAGAACGATCTAGTAGAGTTTTACAAGGATCAGCTATGAGAAAAATCAGTGAGTTGTCTGATGATATTTTGAGAACCCAGTTTGGTATTGATAGACCAATGAAATCATTTAAAAGTGCTGAAGATCCTTTTGTATATATGGCAAAGAGTCGTCGACTTACTTCTACTAGCGGATCAATTCCGATTCCTTTGACAGTTGCCAATCAAATTAAACGAGATATTCAAACCGTTGCACAGTCGTCTTATAATGTTGAGGGAAGAGCAAGTCCAGTTGCAGACTCGCTTCGTGGAATAGCAGCAAAAGTAAACGACCTTATTGAAACTCAGGCTCCAGGGGCAAAAGCATTAAATACAACAGAGGCCTTTTATAGAAAGGCACAAGATCTTATCAATAGACGTGCGGCTAGTGCTTCTTCTGCTGAGATGAATGCACTGCAACAATTTTTACTTTACGGAGGCTTAACAACAACTATTACTGGTCTTGCTACCAATAATCCACTACTAAGTATTTTGGGGACACTTCCTCCAATATCAGTTACAGCGGCTCGTTCACCAAAGTTTAAAACACGTATGGCAAAGTCATTAATTGATATGAGTACCAAAGAAATCCCAGAGACAATAAAACGAGCATTAACAATTACGACAGGAAGGGGCGCAGGAGCTTTAAGCAAATAGAACGTATCCAGAAATACGTTTTTTCGATTTCGTTGAGAATGATATTGGGAATTTCAAATAAGAAATTATAAATAGAAGCAAAGATGAATAAGAAAAGTATAAAAATATTTTTTGCCGAAAGCAATAAAAGAATGGTGACAAAAATCCAAATGAACGTATCTGTTATATACATATACTATATTATAGCATAAATATTTGAAAAGTCAACAATTATGTTCAATCTTATGACAAGACGCACAAAGCCAAATAATGTTCAGCGGTTTATCATAGTCGGGATGATGGGCGTGTGGTCTGATATTTTCTCTAGAGCACTTAGAACATCCATTCGGAACAGAAATCTTTCCAGATTTAATAGCTTTGTTTACTTTATAATGAGCATTTACCTTCTCTGGGTTTTCAGCTCTCCATTTTTTCACAATTTCATACTGTTTCGCATTTCTATTCCGTCCATTTTTACTATACCATTCTTCGTAGTATTCTTTAAGCCTATCTTTGTGCTTTGCTTTGTAGCGTTTTTGTTGAGCTTTAACCTTATCAGGGTTGTTCTTTCTCCACTCTCTTTGTTGTTCAATACTATACATATTCCTATTATAAGAATTATTCGTATTTAATCAATATGGCAAGTAAAAAATCAAAAAAGAAACGATCTGGGAAGGTTGGGACACCAATATATGATGATTACGGTCGTATTATTGGATTTGAAGGTAGCCCAGAATTTTCAAAGCCGGTAGATATATCAGAACAGTTATTCTCAATGATTCCTCCTCAACAGGAAGAGGCGACTCCTTCTATCGTGCAAGACGATCAAATTACTCCAGAACTTATAGAAAGACTTCTTATGGCTGACTCTGGAGAGCAGCAACAAGTTGTCCAAAAACAACCAGGTCTAAAAGAAGCTATTATTAATCTCTTTACACCAGATGACACACCAAGTAATTTTCAAATGCCAGAACCAGGTTCTGCTGCTCCAAATACGTGGGAAAGTTTTGTTCAACAAGTTGCAGAACTTGCTCCTCAATACGGAGTTAATCCTGCAATAATTTTGGGTCAAGCAGCTATTGAGACTGGGCGCAATCCAAATAGCGCTCCGGGAAATAATTGGTTTGGTATTAAAGGATACGGATCGGCAGGAACTCAAAACCTTGCTACAAAAGAAGAATCAGGTGGACAGATGTATTCAACTAATGCTAATTTCGCAAAGTTTTCTTCTGTCAAGGATGCAATTGAAAGTTACTTAAAATTACTTGAGAGAAACTTTCCAGAAGCGTGGGCAGCCCGACAAAATCCTGAAGAAATGGTACAACATCTCAGACGTTACGCAACTGATTCTAATTATATTAGCAAGGTTTCAAATACTCCAGAATTTAAAGCGTTTGCACGAGGACAGGCGTATGGGACTCCAGCGGCTGAACCAACTCGACCACAACCAGGATACTCCAATCTACTTGATGATCGTACGGAAGATGAAACAATGTTTCAAGATCCTAAGAGTAAAAAGAAGGCTACTAAAAAAGATGGTGCGTCAATCCCTACGTGGCAACGGTTCATTAATAATCTTAATTCAATGTCTCAATTTATTCAACCGGCATATGCGGCAGAAAGCAGGATGAGTTCAATGCCAAAGCCCATTACTCCAATGAAACCAAAAATTGTAGCACCAGCCCCTGCTCCAACCCCAACTAAAATGCCAAGTAAGCCATCAAAAAAGATTGGAAATTTTAATAGTTACTACGCATAATATGGATAATTTATTACAACAAAGAATACAACGATTGCTTTCAAAATTACAACAAACCGTTCAGATTGAGAGGATGGATCCTACTCGTCCTCCAGCCGGTGAAACATTACAACTTCCTTTTGGTAGAAAGCCTGATATATCTGGGGCATTTAGAAGGATTCTTTTTGATATGGGAGAGGGGCAAAAGGCTGGAAGGGTGATGGGGGCTGCTAGCCCACAACAGGGACAAATCCTAGGAGCATATGATAATGGGAATCAGGGACGACCAGGAGAAGCTGTTGCCGATCTTCCAACAACTATCGGTAATTTTTTCGGGGACAATTTACTTAGACCAGCTTTTCGAGCAAATGAAAAATATGTGCAACCTGCAATGAAGCAGGCTGGTAAAATACCGGGGGAACTGAGAAAATGGATAGACTATCAATTAAATCAAGGTGTTAAAAACTACAAACCGCCTGTCAATGCTGGAAACGAAATGTGGGATTCATATAAGAAGTATAATGAGGGTGTTCAACAGAAAGTTGGAGACAAGTTGCGACAATAATATGGCAGACATAATACGACCAATAGAACCATTTGAACTAACCCAAGGATTTGGGGGGAATTACGAATTATATAAGCAGTTTGGACTAGCAGGGCATAACGGATGGGATTTCAAAACAAAGTTTGTTGATACCCCAAAAGGAAATAGGAGTATTTTCGCTTCTTGGTTTTCAACGTTTCATAAAAAGGGAGATGAGGGGACGGGTGGATATGGAAAATACTTTGACGTTATCGTTCGGTTGAAAAATCACTATAAACTCACCTACGCCCATTGTTTAAACGATGTAAGTTTCACCATAAAAAATGAGGGAGAGGAAATGGCAATATCAGACAATACTGGAAATTCTACAGCGAGTCATTTACATCTTACAGTAAAACAAATAAATAACGATGGGAGTACCATTAATAATGGAAACGGATATTTTGGAGCAATAGACCCACAAATATTTTTTGACGAGTTACGATCATTTAAAAGTTCACAACAACCAAT